TCCTGATGAGATCAAGGCTACATACTCAGATAAGGAAGCCTTCTACTTATTGTCTCTACCAGCTCGTCAGCTTGTATACTGCTTTGACATGAGAGCACCTCTACAGAATGGTGCTAACAGAGTTACAACTTGGGATGGCTTAGTACCTTATGCTTTCAAGTACACCCGCAGTAAAGAGTTATTGATGGGTAAGGCAGGATACATAGCTAAGTATGGTGGTTATAAAGACAATGCTAATAGCTACCTAATGAAGTACTACACTAATTACTTTGACTTTCAGTCACCTACAGTAATTAAGATTATGAAGAAAGTAGGTGTAACGATTATCGGAGGTCAAGGTTATCCAGTTACTTTAAAGTTTGGCTTTGATTACAGTGACATTCTTAACCTCAGACAGTTTAGTTTGTCTAATGCTGCAGTAGCTGAATACAACATAGCTGAGTTTAATGAGGCTGAATATGGTGGATCAGCCTTCGATAATAAGATCATTAACATTGGTGGATCAGGTAAGGTTATTCAACTAGGGTTTGAAACCACAGTATTTGATAAATCAATATCCATTCAAAAACTTGATGTCTACGTTAAGACAGGGAAGACAAGATGAGTAATTACACCAAAGCAACTAACTTTGCAATTAAGGATAGCCTATCAACAGGTAATCCTTCAAAGATCATTAAAGGCACTGAAGTTAACACTGAGTTTGATAACATTCAATCTGCAGTTAACTCTAAACCTGATGCTAATAATGCAGCTTTAACAGGAACAGCCACAGCAGTTAATCTTACTGTCTCTGGTACACTAACAGCAACAGTAGATGGAGGCACGTACTAATATGGCTGATTGGACAGACTTAATTGCCCCTCTGTTGGGCACTGCAGGTAGTGTATATACTTCTAACCAAGCTGCTAATGCTACCACTAACGCTGCTAATGCAGCTGCACAGGCTGCACAGTTCCGACCTGTAGGAGTTACTACACGGTTTGGTAAGTCAGGCTTTCAGTATGATCCTGCATCAGGTCAACTGATTGGTGCAGGTTATCAGGTAGCTCCAGATGTTGCAGCTATGCGTGAAGGCTTGATGGGTTTAGCTGGTACTGGTATCGGTCAAGCTCAAGGTGCACAAGCTCAACAAACTGGTATTACTCAAGCTGGTCAAGGCCTATTTAACTTAGGTCAGCAGTATGTAGCTCAGACACCTCAAGCGGCTGCTCAGCAGTACATCACTCAGCAACAACAACTGTTAGCTCCCGGTCGTGAACAGACACTGGCTAACTTGACTAATCAACAGCAACAGCAAGGTCGTTTAGGTCTAGCCACTGGTGGTACTATGTCAGGGTATACTGCAGGTGCTCCCGGCTTGCAAGCTACTAATCCTCAAATGGCTGCATACTACAATGCTCAAGCTCAGCAGGATGCTCAGTTGGCTGCTCAGGCACAACAAGCGGGTCAGCAACAGGTTCAGTTCGGTCAAGGATTGATGACAGGTGGTTTGAACCTTCAAGGTCAAGGATATGGTTTACAGACACAAGCTCTGGCTCCATACACTAACTACATGGCGGGTGCTACAGGTCTTGAGAACCAAGGTTTGAATGCCCTGACTCAAGGTTCAGCTCTGGGATCAGCTATCACAGCAGGTTCTACCAATGCAGCTAACATTCAGAATCAAGCAGCTCAACAGGCAGCTCAACTTCAACTAGATCGTAACAATGCTGTAGTGGGTGGTCTTACAGATCCTATCAGTCAGTTGATTGGTAAAATGACTGGAAAAAGTTCTAATGCTAACCTAGCAATCAACCCATACTTTCAATCAATCGGTTATGGCGGTTAAGGAGACATAATGGCAAAACTACCACAAGGTTTATTTGGAGGCATGGGTACTCCTGAGGAAATGCAACAACAGCTGACTGAACAAAGGGCTATGAAGTTTGCTACTATGTCACCTCGGCAGCAGGCATCCTACAACATCTACAAGAATACAGGTAACTTAGGTCGTGGCTTAGCAAGTGCTATGGGTGTAGATGTACAAGATCCTTTAGTTCGTCAAGCAACAACATTACGTCAGATGGCTTCTCAGTTTAATACAGGAACAGCTGCAGGAATGCGAGAGTATGCTCAAGCTATTTCAAGTATTGACCCTGAAACAGCTAACAGAGCTATGATGATGGCTGACGAAATGGAGCTTACACAAGCTAAGATTGGTTCTGAACAAGCTCTTAAGACACAACGTGAGCGTGAAAAAGAAGCTGCAGATCCTTTCCAGAAGCTGCTTGAAAAGGGTGTATACAAGACATCCAGTCTTAAGAAGTTTAAAGACTCAGGTGATCCTGCTGATTTGGAGTTTAAAGATTCAGAGGCTAAGACAACAGTTATTAAAGCTGATGGACGTACTAAGCTTATTAACTCACAAACAGGTGAAGTTATTGCTGATCTAGGTGCTGCAGGTAAGACACTTGAAGAATCATTAGGAGCAGGTCTTAGTAAGATGGGCGAAGCTCTGGCAGGTGCTCAAGCAAAGGCTGCAGGTGCTGAAGCTGGTAAAGGTGTTGGTAAACAATCTGCTGAAGTTCAAGGCAAATATACAGCCATGGATTCAATTGACGATGCTTTGAAGATGGTTAATAAAGGTATCTTTGCAGGCTTCTATGGCCCCGCTATGGAAGCTGTTGCTGGCTCTTCTAAAGGTGTTGTAGGCGGTCAGAAAACATTGGAAAATACTCAAGTGTTTAGAGCCTATATTGGTGATGTCGTTATTCCTCGCTTGCAAGAGTTTGGAGGTAATGACTCAGTTGAAGAACTTAAATACCTACGCTCTGTCATGGCTGGAGACACAACCCTTGAAGCTGGTTCAATTAAGAAGATTCTTAATAGTGCTAAGCAAAAGATTGATAAAGGTGTTAAACGTCTGGAAGCACAACAACAAGCGACACTTAAAGGAGAACCACTACCTCTTGGCCCTGTAAAAGGAACTGTTAAGTGGTCTGATCTACCTAATTAAGGAATAGTATGGATATTGAACTCCCAAATGGAACAATCCTTCAAGGTATTCCTGAAGGTACATCAAAGGCTGACATTCAAGCTAAGGCCATTAAAGCTGGATTAGCTACAGCGGCTGACTTTGCACCAACTAAACCAGCACAACCTCAAGAAGCTCCTAGTGGTTTCTTGCAAGGTGTGATGGATCCTGTATATGGTGCAGGTCAGCTTATGGCTAAAGGTATGGAAGCTGTAGGCTTTTATCCTAAAGAAGCTAAGGCTTTCTCTGAGCGAGTAGTTCCTCAACGTGAGCAACAGTATCAAGCTCAAAGGGCTACTGCAGGTGAGGAAGGTACAGATTGGGCACGACTAGGCGGCAGCTTGGTAAGCCCTGCTAACTTACTTGCTGGAGGCGCTGTAGGTTCTATGGTTGCTAAGCCTCTTATGCAGGCCGCAGCTGTAGGTGCGACTCAAGGTGCTTTAGCTCCTGTGACAGATACTGAAGACTTTACTGAAGAGAAGCTTAAGCAAACTATAGGTGGAGGTGCGTTTGGTGTCGTAGGCGCAGGCGTTGCTAAAGGTGCTGGAAAGGTGTTAAACCCTCTTGTATCTAAAGCTGAACAGACAATGCGTGATTTAGGTGTCAAACTAACACCCGGTCAAGTTATGGGAGGTCAGGCTAAAGACATTGAATCCTTTGCAGCTAGTGTTCCTTTAGTTGGTAGTTACATTTCAGACGCTAAAGAACGTGCTTTATATTCCTTTAACAAAGGAGTTATTAACAAAGCCTTGGCTAAAGTAGGAGAAAAACTTCCTGAAGATGTTATTGGTCGGGATGCTGTACAGGCAGTTAATGAGATTGTAGACCAGAAATATACGGATGTCTTATCTAAGATGTCCTTTAAACTGGACTTTCCTACATATACAGGACTGCTGAAGTCAACAAAGGTTCCTTCATCTTCTATAGACCGTGTACGTGTTAAAGACGAGTTAGACTCTATTATTTTTAGTCGTTTACCTAAAGAAGGCCCTATTACAGGCGAGACTTATAAGCAGATTGAATCCCAACTTCGTCAAAGAGCTGCACAACTAGGCCGAGGAACTATTAGTGATCAGGATGTAGGAGAGGCTCTTAAAGCAGCTTCTGTGTCTTTGAAAGAAGGATTACGTAAGCAGAATCCTAAATACACTTCTGAGCTTCGTCGAATTGATAGCGCATATGGTGACATATCTGTGATGAAAACAGCTGCTGCTAATACAGGAGCTGAGAATGGTGTGTTTACCCCACGTCAATATAAGACTGCTGTGCGTCAGTCAGATACAACACGTAAGAAGACACAGTTTGCAGCCGGTACAGCCCGTGGTCAAGACGTAGCTGAAGATGCTGTATCAGTTATGGAGCCTCGTCAGACAGCTAATCTTGAAGGCCGTATTGCTTTAAGTAACGTAGGTGGTTACACAATGGCTGCTAACCCTGCTACTGCTGTACCTCTAGCAGTTGTTGCTCCTATCCTGTATTCTGAGAGTGGTGTCAAAGCTATGGAGGCACTCTTGCGTAATCGCCCTGAAGTAGCTCGTAAGATTGGTGAGGCATTGACTGCTCGTGCTACTAAAGAAGGAAGTATTTCAGGTGCACAAGTGTTACAAGAGTACAACAGACAAACTAAAGGCATAGATTAACTATAAAGGACTATAAATGATTGACCCCATATCAGCTCTTGAAGGGCTACAAAAAGCGATAGGGATGGTCAAGAAGGCAAGCAAGGTAGCCAACGATCTCGGTGGTCTTGCTCCTATGATCGGTAAGATGTTTGATGCTAAGAGCCAAGCTACCAGAGCCATGATTGAGGCTAAGAAGGGTGGCAACAAAGGCTCTAACATGGGTCAGGCTTTGCAGATTGAGATGGCGCTTGAGCAAGCCAGAGCATTCGAGGAAGAGCTTAAGATGTTGTTCATGCAGACAGGCAAGATCGATGTCTGGAACAAGATCAAGGAACGTCAAGCTCAGATGGACTTAGAAGATGCTAAGGAAATAAGGAAGCTACGAGATCTTGAGAAGAAACAAAAGGAAGCTGAAGAGGAGCAAATGACTTACCTAATAGCTGGGTTAGTTATTGTAGCTCTCATCTTCGCTATCTTTGTAGGTATTAATGAAATTCAAGATATGTGTGCTAAGGCTAAGTGTGGTAGATGAGGGTTTTGCACTATGAATGAGTACCAGAAACAATTTGATTTGTTCTGCAAGATCATGTGTTATGGATGGGCTGCTTGGTGGTTCCTAGGCTTCCTTAAATTCTTACCTAATGACTTATCAGACAAGGTTGTTAATCTATTACTTGGAAAGATTGGACTATGAGAGTTACACCATATCAAGCTAATGCTCACATGATCAGAGAGTGTCAGAAAGTTATTCATCAGCAACACTTAAAAGAGTTTGAGAGGCTTAACAGACAAGCTGAACTGAAGCTTAAACAGGCTGTAGATCCTTTTAAAACACACAAGATTGATGTTTATGTATAAATACCTCTTAATACCCTTACTGTTCCTACTAACAGGTTGTGAAGACAGATACAGATATTACTGTCAGAACCCTGATAACTTTCATGCTGAAGTATGTCAGAAACCTAGATGTCAGTTTACTCAGACCTGTCCTGAATACCTAGTAGCACCTATATTGGAGAAACAAATTGATCAGTCTAAACAGCAACAACAACAAAACCAAAACTAACCCCTGAAGAGATTGAGGTACGTATCTGGGGATTCGTTGTAGTTGCTATAACTGTCATCCTCTTCGGTATTGTCTTTGCACTCCTGTACTCAGTCACCTTTGTGACTCAGCCTATCAAGTCAATGGCTCCTATCGATCAAGCATACACCAAGATGCTTAATGATATAGTACTACTTATTGTAGGTGGTATTGGAGGTATCGTAGGTAAGAGGGCTGTCAGTACAGCTCAGAATGCCTTTAAACCTCCACAGCCACCTATGATGATGGGTCAACCTTGTGGAGGAGGTAGTTACGGTAGTAGTTATGCTCCACCTCAATCAGCCTATGGCCTACCAAGTCAACCATTCGGTGCTATGCCAGTGTGGAAGAACCCTGAGCTAGATGAATCTTGGACACCCGGCCCTCCACCAACTACTCCACCTGATCACTTGGAAGATGATGAGGAAAGAGCTGAGATAGCTGAAGCTAGGAAGGAAACTGACTGATGTTACCACTTCCTTGGATCATTATAGGTGCAATAGTCTCTCTGTTCACAACCTATCAAGTGGGTCATCGTTATGGATGGCTTGAACGAGATCAGGAAATGCAGGTTGAGATTGCTAAGAAGAACGATGAAGCTCGTGAACTTGAGAAGAACATGGCTCAGAAGCTTGCTGATAAAGAAACTGCATTGAGAAAGGCTAAGAATGAAATATCTAAGAAACAGTCTGCTATGCGTGAGCTTGCTAACACTGGCAGGATGCGCCTCCCCACCTCCAGTTGTGTACAAGCCAGCCCAAGTGCCTCCCCTACCACAGGAGATAGCAGAGACGAGCCAAGCGAACTTGAGCGACAGACTATTAACACTCTTATCGACCTCGTCGCAGAAGGAGACAAAGCCATCACCAAGCACGCAGCCTGTGTTGCAGCCTACAACGAAATGAGGGAGTTAGTTAATAATGGTAAACGCTGATCAACTACGAGAACTTAAGATTGATCCTAACCTTGTAGATCCTTTCAATGAGACTTTCCAGAGGTTTGGTATCCTAACACCAGCTCAGCAAGCTTCATGGATTGGTCAGTGTGGTCATGAGTGTGGTAACTTCAGGATCATGGAGGAGAATCTTAACTACAGAGCACCTACACTGCTAAAGCTATTCCCTAAGACATCTAAGCGTCAGTGGGGTTTTACTCCTGAGGAGGCTGCAGCCTATGAGAGACAACCTCAAAGAATAGCCAACAGGATCTACGGTAATCGTATGGGTAATCGTGATGAAGCTTCAGGTGATGGGTATAGGTTCCGTGGATCTGGATTTCTTCAGCTGACTGGACATAGCAACTTCTATCACGCAGGTCAAGCCTTAGGAGTTGACTTTGTGATGCAACCTGAGTTAGTTCGTACACCTATGTATGCAGCTCAAACAGCTGGATGGTTCTGGCAGACACATAAGCTGAACCAGTATGCCGATAGAGGTGACTTCCTAACAATGACTAAGCGTATCAATGGAGGTACAATTGGTCTTGAGGATCGTATAAAACATATCAACCATGCTCTACACGTACTAAGTTAAGTATACAATTGTAAGTTTTAAGTTTACAATTACAACAATAAAGCCCCTTAGGAGTGATCCTTTGGGGCTTTTTTAGTGGCAAGGCCACGGTAGTTATCCTAGTATATCCATCACTTTGTGACGATTAATCCATGATAAATGCTAGTGTAATGAATCCTATGTGCAGATACACTACAGATACTGGCTCATCGTGCATCTTCTCATCTTCATCCATGATGTACAGTTGATCAGCTTCTAAGCCAAACACTAAACCAGCTTTAGTTTCAAACTCTAAGGTCATGCAGGTTCTCCTTCAATCACTGTAAAAGGTACAGTTCTAACAGTTGGAAACTTACTCATAAAGTCTTCCCTTGTAATGTCTCTACCGATGTTGATCTCTTTAAAAGGCTTACCCTCTTGTGTGAGAGTAGCCTTCAAAGATACACAAGCTGGACAGTTATCCTTTGTGTACATTGTAATCATTTTTTAAGCCTTGAAATAGGTAGATTATAACAATCTGCTTTAACTACGAAGTTATTATCAGGATCTAACTGACCTTTCTTCATAAATACAGCGTCTTTGTAATAGTCTTCCTTTTTATATAAACCACACCACCATGCTTTATCCATATTTTTACTAATACGAACAAAGGCATAGTAATCACATTTTTGTTTAGTATTAAAAGAAGCAACAGAACAACTGTAGTATTCTTTAGGAGGAACAGAGGTTAGTTTAGTTTTAACATCCACTTTTTTAGAGTTAGCAATAATATCATAGTCGTATGTATTATACCTCTGACATTTATTGCCTCTTTTAGATAAAACAACCAAAGCAACTTCTTCTCCTAAGAATCCTACAATATTTCCTTCTCCTTTTGTAATACTGTTGTTTAACTGCCCCATTTCTGAGGCAAGTTTCTTTGCATTTGCTAACATCTCTTCAGTTATTAGCAATTCAAGCATCAGATTTCACAGCCTCCAGCAGTACAAGCAAGTGTCTGAGAACCTTCAACATTATCAGTACCTTCAACTAACTTGTCCCAATCAATACCAACAGGCATCTTAGACACCATGTCGTGATACTCAAACTCAGTCATGGACTCATAAGGAGCTTGACGGTATGTTCCTCCATCCATAGGCAAGAAGCTCACACCTGTAATCTCATCAAAGTTATTCCACACCCAAGCTCCAACTTCAGGCCACTCATTCTCGTTCACTGAGATAGTTACTGAAGGTTTATGCTCACAGTAATGTCTCTGGAACAGTAGCCACAAGCGTAGGTGCTTAATAGCATTCAAGTCCTCACGCAGTACAGCACCTTTCTCAACTCGCATTGGGAAGCTGAACACTGTTGTACTCTCAGGCTTCATAACACATGGCTCAGATGGAAATCCTGATGCCTTCAAAAAGTCAGTCAAGGGGTCTTTGTTATCTGATCGTACACGACGAATAAAGTACTGACTGTGCTGAGGGTGGATACCACTAGCAGTACCAGTGAGCTGAGAGACAGTTCCCTCTGGCTTAATGGCAGTGATGGCAGCACTACGATTAATACCGATAGCATCAGCAAACTCAGCGTTAGTGTTAATAGCCACATCTTTAAAGTCCTCTAGAATAGTTGGCAAGTAAGGATCATCAGGATTATTCAACAAGGGATTATCCAAGATACCAGTCATAGACACACCCAACAAACGCTCCTCTTCAGTGTTAGTCTGCCACACCTTACGAAGGTACGGGAAGTGAGTCATCGTCGATTGAAAAGTCCCCAGAATAGTAGCCAAGCGCACTTTATTCCGTAAAGTATCCACACTATCGCTGCTCCGAACAATAACAGAAGACAGATTACAAAATTGATAAGGTCTAAGGATAATCTCACTGCAAGGGTTTGTACCCCACTCTTTACCCAATTCCCTACGTCCGTTCTTAGCTGCTTGAAGTTCACTTGCATAACGATTAAAGATACCTCGCTCTCCTGAGTGTGATTCATAGATGCTTGACCACTCACGCATGAACTTACCAACATCAGGTTTCACTTCGTAGATGGCACTGTTGTTAGCCAAGGCACGTTGACCATTACCATCCCACCAGTTACCAGCTTTAGCGTGAGCCATACGATCATCGCTCAAGTCTGACAGAGAGATCATAGCTGATCGTCGTACACCACCAACAACCACGACTTCTCCCACTTTACATAGAATGTCATGTGCTTCAAGCGAGGTGAGCTTCCGTCCAACAGCTCCACG